ATTACACAGTGCCAAGTTATATAGTGGATACTGCAATAGTAGCAGAAGATGGAGAAGTTGCAGTATCAAAAGCAGACCACGGACTTGATCAAGGTGATGACTTAGAAATAATTAAAGGATCTGCACCACTCGATTTATTTGCCAAGCAGTCAGTGAAGGTCAGTGAGGTGACAGATGCAGGTAATTTTAAATTTAACCTCGATGTAGAAAATGTTAGTCTTGGGCAAAATGTTAGTATCGTGCTTTCCAAGCCTCAAGCAATTAGCTATTTTGTCCATCAACCAGCTACTCCATTTGCAGTTTTAAATCAGCGTAGATTATGGATGCCATACTTTTATGACTCTGCTGGCTCGCCACAAAAAAGATCGAATAACGATGAATTGATTGCATCTGATATTTTAGACTCAGATACATTTGATGCGATTGGTGGTGCATTAAAAATAACAGGTGGTTCTTCTGATTTTATTGTTGGACTAGAACCTTTTACAGAAGACAAACTAGTCGTATTTGCTAGACGATCAATTCATCAAATTGATGGAGTGTCAGGTAGTTTAGCAGATGTGCGTGTCAATGTAGTAACTCCTGACATTGGATGTTCAGCAAGGGGTTCAGTTGTACAGATTGCTAACAAGATATTCTTTTTATCTGACCAAGGTGTATTTGGACTCGAATATTTAGATGCATATAATCTTAGAGGTTTAGAAGTTCCTCTATCTGAAGCAATTCAACCTTATGTTGATCGGATTAATCAAGACTATGTAGATCAATCAGTTGGTGCATATTTTGATAATCGCTACTATCTTGCAGTCCCACTAGATGGTTCGACTGAAAATAATTTTATACTTGTTTACAATTTAATTAATGGTGGTTGGGAGTCAATTGACTCTGTAAATTCAACAGGGTTTAATGTTCGTGATATGCTTGTTGCCCGTGAGGGTAGGGAGAATGCACTATATATAACCACTTCTCAAGGTGGTGTACATAGAATTGAAGGATCTGACTTAGGTGATCAAATAAGTGTACAAGCGGGTGTATCAATACCTGAGACTATTGCAGTAAATTCTATACTTACCACTCGTGAATATGATATGGAAACTATAGACAGAAAGATGTTTGCCCGTGGCGAGCTACATTTAAAATCAGATACAGACTCAACTTCTGACGCATCTATATCTTTTACATCATCCGATCCCGATGCCACGAGAACAGGTGCATCCATATCTGGTACATTTGGTTCTGTGCTTGCACAGAGTGAGGATGCATCACTTAGAACATCCGTCCGACTTCGTGGGTTTGGATGCTCTGCAACCATTACACCATCACAGGGTAGGCCATTTGTAAGAGCAGTCAAAATTGATGCTCGATTGGCAGACAGGTCACAAACTTCAACTACATAAATTATGGCAATTTTATCAAAAGGAAATACTTACTCAAGCGGTGACTCAGTAACTGCGGCAAACTTAAACTCGCTGGTGGATTCAGCAACCTTTGTCAGTGGTTCAAATGAAACAACTGATAACACTTCATTAGAAGTACATTCAGGTGGATACCTCCAAGTAAAGGACGATGGAATAACAAACGCAAAGATTGCAACCGGTGCTGTAAATGCAGACTCAATAGCCGCAGATGCAGTCGGTAATTCAGAGTTGGCAGATAATGCCGTGCAAACTGCAAATATAGCAGACTCAACAGGAGCATCAGATGGCGTAACTACTGATAAAATTGCCACAGGTGCAATAACGGCGGCTAAGATTAGTGCTACAGATACTACTTTTAATGTAGACTCAAGTGTAGGGATAGGGGCAGTTGCCAGTTCTTCGTTTAAATTGGATGTTACTGGAACAGGTAATAACGCTAACTTTCAAGCTAATAATGATGGAGGTGCTTCGACAATATTCGTGCGTAATACTAGCGCAACGGGGACAGCGGCCATTGTTGCGTTGGTATCTCAAACGGGGGGGACGAGCTTTAGTAAATCTTTAAATATCGATCTGTCTGCCACCAATAATTACTTACAAATGGTACACGGCGATGGTGACGGGATCGGTGTTAGACTGGCAAATTCAAATGGCGGATCGGGTTCAGAGACGGGTTCGTTTTACCCGGTTCACGATAATAAAACCAAACTAGGTGATATAAGTAATAGATGGGCACAACTATACGCTGGTACTGGTACTATCAATACTTCAGATAGAAATGAAAAGGAAGAGATAGAAGAGTTATCTGAAGCAGAGTTAAGGGTAGCACAAGCTTGTAAAGGACTTGTTAGAAAGTTTAAATTCAAAGGTGGAACAAGAAAACATATAGGTGTTATAGCTCAAGATGTCAGGGATGCTTTCTCTGCTGAAGGACTAGATGCACATGAATATGGATTGTTTTGCTCAGATACTTGGACTGATGAAGAAGGTAATACAGTTACTCGATTAGGTATTAGATACGAAGAACTCTTAGCCTTCATAATCTCAGCACTTTAATGGGAAACCTAAAAACAGAATTGTTGACAAAGTTGGAGGGCTTCGCTCCCTACCAGCAAATCGTCACACTTTACACTGATAAATCGAAATTCTTCAGTGAACTGCATAACTACATGATTGGCGGATTGGTGATTTCTAATCCTTCATACTTTTTGATGGTCAAAGCAGTTGATGGATCAAAGGATTCAACAGGTCAATGGTTCTGTAAAAATCCTGATACCTGGTATATCCGATGGGTTGCCGGACAGGGGTGCATAAAAGAAATGATGGAACAATTAGCACCATTACCATTTTTAAAATTTAGACGAATTACTCCAAACGGAGAGACTAGTATCCGAACATATTCATGGGAAAAAATGTATAAGAAAGTAAGTTATGAAAAGTGATCCTTTAAAACAAGCAGCAGAAAAGTTAAACACACAAGCACCCGAAGGTGAGCAACTCGCCTTTATCAACCCAATGGAAGCATTGTTGCTCAAGGAGATGGGAGGTAGTGGAAAACCTGCTGCTGGTGGAGTTCCTTCGTATAAAAAAGGCGATGTAGATGCGCCTCCTCCTAGAAATTACGGCCAAGAAACAAGGGACACATTGCAAGCTCAGGTCGATCTAGCACCCCAACTCTTTGAGTCCGAGGCTAGGTTTCGCCCACAATATGCTGATTTAGAACGCAGAATGATGCTCGAACAGATGGGAGTAGATCCATCAAAAGGATTACTTCAAGCATACGAGGAAGACTTTGCTCCTTCAATGGTTCGTCAAAAAGAGGCAACTGTAAAAGGTGACATAGACATGCTCAAAGAGTATGGCTCTCAGTTACTACAAGCACAGCGTGATGCCGATCCACTTGCAGACTCACTTCGACAAGGAATCATGGATAGTGCCGCAGAGGACTTAGCTGCTGGTATGGGATTAACAGAAACTGAGCAACGTGACTTAGACCAACAAATCCTAGCAGGGGCAGCAGATCGTGGAATGGAAGGACAAGGTTCAACATTTGGAGATATGATTAGCCAACGCTTATCTGCTAACCGAGGAATCAAACAACAAAGATTAGCAAATGCTGCAAATGCATTTAAACTCGCACTAACAGATGCATTGTTCGCACTAACAGGTAGAGCATCAACTACACCGGGACAAGCAATGGCACAATTCGGCTCAAGTAATTTTGCACTAAATTCAAGCCCAGGAATATTTAATCCTGAAAGTAATTACGCTGGTAATTTAGCCACACAGAACTACCAAGGAATTATGGATGCAAATGCGGCAAGTGCTTCCAATAAAGCAGGCATGGTGTCAGGTTTATTTCAAGGACTTGGAAACGTGGGTAGTGGATATTTTAGTGGCAGAAATAAATAACGAGGATAAATATTATGGCAAGACAACCTTTTTACGGACGAGGCCCAGGCCCAGCAATAGCACGGATGGACATGAATGCGGCAACCGCCCCTGGACGGGCGTATGGCCAGATGTTTGCCAATGTGGGAAGCCAGATTGGGGGCATGATCAAGGAGTATGGGCTTAACAAGGAGAAGCAGGGTAAGCTAACAGATAAAATTGAGAATCGTTTAAAGTTAGATCCAAGTATTGCCCAACGCCTTACGATGTCAGGTGATGAGGATTATGATAAGACGAATATAACTGACATGGAAAAGCTCACCAAAGGTGAACTTGGATTGAAAGGCTTGCAAAGATTAGACAGTGCTATGGCAACGCTTAAAGAAGTTGATCTACAAAAAAATGCGGAAGAAGACCGAGAAATGAGAATAAAGCAATCTCTTGTAAATCAAAAACTCCTTCAACAAGATTTAACCAATAAGAATGAGTTGCAAACTCTGAGGAAAGAAGGCGAAGATCGTGATAAAAAAGCATACACTAGTTTGATTAGTAGAGGAGAAGAACTAAGGAAAATGGTTAATGATGGTGTTATTGAGTATGATAATCTAAATAGCATTTCAAAAAGAATATATAACGATATTGATCTATTTAGAACGAGGCAGGTCGATCCAGATAAATATGCTTTCAGCACTGAGGAAGAGGCACAGGCAGAACTTGATAAGTTGGAAGCTGAAAAATTAACAAGTGAAATTAAAGGGCAAGAGTTAGAACTTACCGAGAAAACAAAAGAGGCAGCTAAGATGCCTGAGTTTACTGATAAGGCATCTGCCCTTGCATCAGTTAAAGATTTACCAGAGGGAGTAAGTGCATCTTTCAAAAAATTCAAAGATGGGTTTGATGTTGAGTTACAATACAAAGCTAAAGAATTTACTGACATTCCATCTGTTCCAGGATTTCCTAATTATAAAATTGTTGGTGGATATGTATATGAGGGTGACCCAAAAACAGGAAAACTTAATAAGTTGGGTTCTGAGCGCTTTGGTGAGAAGACACAATTAATTACAAATACAATAGATGCACTTAATGATAATACTATCAAACAGTACAGTGTTGCTAAATTAAGAGGCACGCAGAACTCAGATGGAGATTATGAAGTAGAAGATCCAAGCACAGGTGAAACAATCACAATACCTTATAATCAAGCAGTTGAAGATAAGATTACTTACTTAGATCAGTTAAGGCAAAAACTACAATCACAAGTAGACTTAGACCTTACCACACGATGAGTGTCATTAGCGTACTAACTGATAACGGAGTAAAGAAAGTCCGTATTGCAGGCGAGCAACCAACGCCTGAAGAAATTGAGTTAATGCGTAATGAGTTTTCTGATATGGGTGGCACGCAAACAATGCCTATGCCTCCTTCA